GTTTCAGCGTTAAGAATTAACTCTGCTTCGTTTGAATTTAAAATATCTTCTTGTGATGGCATTAATTATCTTCCAAATTTACTAACTTGTGAGTGACTGTAATTAGGTCTTGATACAGATGGTCTAGATACAGACGGTGTAGATGGTCTTGATACAGAAGAAGAATTATTATTATTTTGTAAAGAATTAGAAATGTTTTGTGCTAATCCTAATCCTGGTACTACCATAGGTACAACCGTTTCCATAACTGCTGGTATTCCTAAATTGATCGCACTACCTATAGGTAACTCTTCTTTATAAGTATCCATATTAATAGGTGACTTATTAATGTATTCATCAAGCTCTACTTGGTATTGATTTCTCACACCATCGTCAGCTGGTATTTGTGATAAGACATCTTTATTAGAAATTAAATTTGATAACTCTTGTTGTGATGACATCTTTGCTGTTTCTTGTGGAGACATACCAACTGGTCCTTGAGGTGGACTTTGGTTTAATAAATTATTAAGTGGTACCTGTGGTACTACATATTCTGTACTTGGTATATCCTTAAATCTTGGAATATCATCTATAAACAATTGATCTTTTTGTTTTGGAGGCATAGGCATATCAACTGGACCTTGTGTTGAATCTTTAAAACTATTCAAATCATTCATTGTGGCATAACCACTTAAATCTGGCATATTAATACTGCCTGGAATACTATCTATAGATTCTTTATTTTGATTAATTAAATTTATAATGGCTGAGTCATCAAATGTTGGGATATTACCCAAAGCATTTTCTAGTTCTTCTCTACCAGTCATTTTTACATTACCGATACCAGTATTAAAATCATCTACAGTTACAAAGTTTGATAAATCTGGAGCTTCGTATGTTGGGATGCTGTTGATACCAGTTGTGTTTTGATTAATTAAATCTCTTAATTCTGTATCATCAAATGTTGGAACATCTATTCCATCTTGAGCAATACTTAAAAAGTCATCTCTAAAATCGTATGGATTAAATGTTGGGATGTCGTCTTTGGTTACAAATTGACTAGTATCTATTGTTGGAATATCTATTCCACCTATTCCTTTATTTAAATCATCTTTAGTAGCAAAGTTACTAAAGTCAGGAATATCCATATTTGAAATTACTGTGTCGTAAAGTTTATCGTAATCTATTTCTGGTTGAGTATTGCCAAAATTAATAGGACCTAAATCTCCCATACCAGGAAAAGGAAGTGGGAATAAATCATCAAAGTCTATACCGCCAAAATCTATAGGAAAAGGTAATCCCATAGGAGGTCCAGGTAAGTCAACTGGTGGAGGTATATTGGTTGGAGGTCCAAAAGGTGGTGTAGGTCCAGTTACAGGAGGAGGTGTTGGTCCTGCTATTGGACCAGCTACAGGAGGGTTGTCTGTAAATGCAGTATATCCTTGTGGTCTTTCAGCGGAGTAGCTAACTCCAGGTGCAATCATATTAGGTACGTTTTGTCCGCCAGCTATAGAACGTGCATAATTTAAACCACTTGTAAAAGTAGGGTCTGTTGCTAGACTATTTACAATATCATTAGTGTTTTCATTGTTAAATTGTCCAATAAGGCTGTTAAATAAAGATCCAAGTGACATAATATATTCCTACCCAGCGATTAGTTTATCAATTTTTTCATCTAATTTGTCCAATCTGTCAAAAATTCTTTGCATATCTAAATGAAGGTCTTGTTTGGTTGCGTAGCGTGTTGGGATTTCTTCTCTGGTTTTATTTAGTAGGATTTCTACTCTTTGTATTTGTGTTGCGTTAGCTCGGATGCTGTAGACCATAGGAACATACACTAACGTAATGATTGCGTTCCAAAATAAAATCGGGTTGTCCATCAATAACTCCATATATGTGGTCTTGGTCTGTTTGTTTGTTCTTCCGAAATATCTAAATGTATAAAACGAGAACTTCCTTTTTGATTTACGCCAACACCAGTAAATCCATAATCTCTAGCTTTTGATACAACCTGGAGTGCTTTGTTTCCTCTTACATATATATCAGCAGCTAGTCCTTCTGCATGAGTTCCTGGTGTTTCCTTCTTCGCTTCTATAGGGTGGTCTTCACACCTGTACCCAGAAGTTATAACAAAGGGAAAACCCAGCTCTGTTCTTAGTAATTGTAACTTATTTATTAGTTCGTGTGAAATACCATTTTTACCACAATGTTTGCAAGCGAACTCTTCTTCTTTAAAGTTTACCCAAGACATTATTTTCCTACGCCTTTTACTCGTTCGTATGATCTTAGACCACCAAGACCAAGCATACCCATAAGGACGGGTAGCATGGTTGACGTATCTGCTTGCGGTACAATAAAACCAAAAGGAGCTGCAAGAGGACTGATTAAAAAGTTTACTGCAAAACCACATACACAAATCCAAGCTGTAGCTGGTCGCCAAGATGATTGAAACCAATTACCTTTTGCTTCTTCTTTGTTTACTTCTATTTGTGCTTTAGCAATCTCATGGATGTGCTTTTGCGACATAGTTGCAATTTCATGTGCAATCTTTTGTTTCGTGTCTGCATCTGGAATAAACTTATCAAGTATTTCGCTTACGGGTTTTATTAGTTTGTCTATCATTGTCTCTTAGTTTGATTAGTTTTTTTAATTTAGAAAAAGAATTAACCGTTAGTTTTTCTTCTTTTTTTTCTTTTTGTTTTTTTGTGTGCATTTAAGTGTTTTTCAAACAGTTTGTTTTCTTGTTTTTGCAAAGACCATTCTAAAAATTTATTTATAAAGCCAAACAATTAACACTTTTTCCTTTTTGTTTTTTTGGTTTTCTTCTTTGGTGGTCTACCCACTTTGCTTCCGTATGTTCCTTTTCCTTTTGGCATTATTTACTCCTTTTCTTTGCTGTCTTTGCAGCTTTTTTAAATGCTTTTGCTGTTGGTGCACCTTTTGTGCCAGGCTTTCTCATTGTTTCTTTTGAGCCAGCTTTAATTCTTTTTCTTTTTGCATGAATGTTTGCATATAGTCCTTTCTTTTTTCCAGGCATAATTATCTCCTTACCATTTTTTACAAGACCAATATCTTGCGGTTAATTTACTAGGCGGATTGGTGTCACACTTATGCCTAGCTCTAAATGATTTACGTCTGTTAGGCTGGTTCTTTTTAATTTTCATATTAGGATCACCAAAACGAATTAGTTTTATGGTGTCGCCTTGCTTTGCTAAAACAGCAAACTTCTTGGACTTACCAGGTGTACGTTTAGGTTTGTTATATCCAGAGAACCTTTCGCCTCTATATGTTATTGCCATAGTTAATGTATTAAAGTTACTTTAGAAGATATTAGTTCTGAGTCGTGGGGTATTTGTAAAAATACTAAAGCAACTCTTTTAGCTTCTTCTAAGCTCTTAGCTTTTATATCCGAACCAACATAGATAAAATCTCCGTCAAGAAATTCTAAGTCGTAAATCTTATCCGACTGGTTGGTTGCTACCATTAGTAAACATTCCTTGAGCCTGGTTCTTAGCCTGCTGTCTAATTACTTCTCTATCTCTTTCCATGATTGCATTTATTTCAGCGACATTAACTTGTGCACCGTACTTAGCTTGTAGCTCTGCAATCTTCAGTTTTAAATCTGCTTCGTGTTCATCTCTTTGTCTATCATCATCCATAATGATTTTCATTCTATCTGTTTCTGCATCGATGATAGCTTTTTGTGCTTGGTTCTGTGCCTTCATAGCTTCAGCTTGAGCTAGCATTTCTGCTGGGTCAGGTTTGGGTGGTTCTTGTGGTTGCGGAGGCATAGGTGGAACTTGTGTGTTTATAAATGTTGTTGCATCTTTGAAACCAGCCATCTCAATCATTTTAGTTAAAGTGTTTGCGTACTGCTGTAAATTAACCAAAGGATTGTTAGGTCCTAGTGTTTGTAATATTTGTTCTTGTTTTTGTGCCATAGCTGTAAGCACTTGGAACTTCTCTTCGTCAGAGTTTTTAGAAATACCAACATTAATAACCATGTCTTTATCAGCATCCCAATATCTAGGATCGATAGGAATAAACTCGTTGTTTAATCTCATCATGTCTTGACCTTCTTGGTGTTTGATAACAAGTGAGTTTACAAGTTTAAATAAATCTTTCATTCCGTCAGCAAAGTGACGACATATAAGTTCTACTCTTCCTTGAGCTCCAGACATTGTTGCTGATACAGCTGCGGAAGTTGTAGATTGTAATGCTTCTGCATTTAATCCAGCGGAAGCCTTAGAAACGCCTGTACGGTTCTCCTTTGCTTCGTCAAGATAAGATAATACTGGGAAGGCTTCTTTACCAACGAAAGGAACAGAGAAAGGCTGAACCATTCCTGGTGCTCTCATTCTTATTGGTTGTCCTATGTCGGTGTTAAGCACATCGTCAATGTTGACTTGTCCTTCTACTATACCCATTCTCGGGAAGATGGCGTGGCCTAGACTATCAAGGGTATCTCTCATTATCTGAGATTTAGCTGCTTGAATAGGCATCAAGTAGTCCGCTGGGCATGAGCCAATGGAGGTATGAGGCTCTGGATCGGGACAGAAGAGTGTAATAGGTAAATCATCCCAGGGAGTTGTATTAACAATATTTAATCCATTCCCTACGGTGCATACTCTAATCCTTTCATCTATGCCATCACCATCTAAATCATAAAAAACATAATGCTCTACATACAGAACACTTTTACTGTTTGTATCTGCTCTATCAACACCAGTAAAATCTGCGTACGGGTTTCTGGCTTCTTCGATGTCGTAAGAGTCTTCATCGACTGTAGTTCCAGAACCAGCAAACTGTTCCATTTGTTCTTTGTCATAACCCATAGCAACTAAGTCACTTACAGTCTTAACCATTCTGTGTGCAACATAAGGTGATGAGTTTAAATCTCTAGCGTGTCTTGATATTAGTATTTCTTCAGTTGGTACTGCTTCAATTACTACTTGGTCTTTAGGTTTAATTCTTCTAATTTTAACGTCAAAACTAGCGGGTGTTTCTTGTGTAATCTCTTCGCCAGTTTCAGGATTCATAATTGTTATGCTTTCCATTTCAGCTTTTTCTTCAACGACTTCTACATTTGGGTCGAGAGTAATAGCTTGATAAGCCTCTGGTGATAAACCAGTATACTCATGGGTTGATGCAGTAATGCTGTCATCCCAGTAGGCTTTTACAAAACCAGTTTTTCTAATAAGGGCATCTTTGAAAGCATCGTATATAACTTTGAATCCAGGGTTTTTTTGTTGGATGACATAGTTGATGTAATCTGTTTGTTGTTTTGCAAGGTCAATATCTTCTGGACCGTTTGGTATAAATTCTACTATTTTATTTGTACCAAAAAATGTACGCATGATGGAAGGCAACATGAATAACACGCTGTCTCTTACATCAGTAGATACAAACTCTGATTGCATAGAGCTTTGTGCTGTTGGTGCATTACCAAGGTAATAATCAGTAGCGTCAGCTCTGTCCTCGTCTATTTGATCGATAAAGTCTTTAGCGTCATCCATCTCGGATTTTAGTACGCCTTGTAGTTCTTCTTCGTTGTATGAATCTTCTACTTGTAACTCTTCGATTTCTTGATCTTTTTCGTATTCCATAAATTTATCCCACTCTGATAATTCTTGATGTCAAGGGTTTCTTGAAATTATACCCTAAAAAGTTCTCTCCACCACTAAAACTTGCAGCGGAACTTGCCATGGTTAATGCAAGTGCATCTGCTTTGTCAGGTGATTTTACTCCTCGTTTTTTCATTTCGTCTTTAGACTCTATTTTTATTTTTCCAGTTGAGGTATATTTGTAACTGGGTGCAGCTAATTCCGATACAAGCTCATCATCATTAGGAAGACGGCAATTACGCTGCACCAGCCAATCTTTGATGGCGAACCAAAGTTCAGCTCTTAGGTTTAAATAGTTCTTTTTAGTCGATGGTGCTTCCGCAACATTGACTCCTCTTACTGGTAAATTTTGTTCAGCTAGTCTATCTACAACACCACTACCAAGACCAATTACGTCTATGAGTATTTCTTGTGGTTGTTCGATTGCTGTGCAATCATCGTATAAGTTTTTAACCGCACCGCATAATTGCATTAAATCCATCGATTTGAAAGTCTTAATTTCAAAAACTGTATTACCTTGTCTTATACATAGGGCAGAATTATCACCACCAAAACGGGCAACATCTAATCCCCATACAATAGGTGCTTTAGTTGTTAGTGCTACATCTCTTTCGATGGCGTTTCGTGCTAATTCCATTGGTATGACGGAATCATCGTCAGCGTTAGGGAACTCTCCTCTTACTTCTACTCTAGCAACAGTAGAATCTTCACCGTATTGCTCGAGCATAGTTTGGAAAAGTTTTTGATCTGTGCCTTCTACTGTTCGTGAGTCTATTTGTTCTAGGTTCCAAAACTTACGTTTAGAGGTAAAACTTTCGTAAAAAGGTCCTGTATTTCTTCTAGGGTTAGAGAAAGTAAACCAAAAACGATTTTCAGTAGGTTCGGAGAAGAAACCTTCGGATACAGAATAGATTGGAGCTGGAATACCCGATGCTTCATCCATTATCAAACATACTCCGTAAGATGAGTGGATACCTGCAAACGCATCTGGGTTTTCCTCGCTCCATAGTTGTGCTTGGGCGTAGTAATAGCCAGTATCTATTTTTAAATCTCTTTTTAGTGCTTCTTCAAACCAACCATCTGGTTTTATGGTGGTAGCGGTTTTAGTAAACCAATGATTGTTTATTGCGAATGTTAGCCACTTACCTAACTCGGCCCATGTTCTTGAGCGTAACTGTTGTTCGGTGTTGGCGGTGACGATGATGGTTGAGCCTAGTCTGGTTGATAGCATCCATAGGATGAGCCAGGCGACTAATGCAGACTTTCCTATTCCACGACCAGAAGCTACGGCTAACCTAAACATTTCTGGTGTAGCGACACCTTTATTTCGTTGAATATGAATTGATAAATCTTTTAAAATTTTTTTCTGCCACTCTCTTGGACCATTGAAATCTTCGAGGGGGGTGTCCTTTTGACCCCAAGGGAAAATAAACATAACAAAGTTGTATGGATCATCAGCAACATGAGGCGACCATACCTCAGTCATTAGTTGCTGTTCTTGTTCAGCACCGTATTTCATAAATTTACCAAAATGAAGAATAGTAGAAAATTACCAAGTCCAGCTATGGTGGTTATTTCTACTATTTCTTTTATTACCTCTTTCATATTCTACTCAAAAAAAATTAAAAAAAATTAGTTCAACAGTTACACATACAATACCCGTGCGAAAAATTGTAAGGGGGGGGTCAATCGTTTTTAAATCGGAGCATGATTTAGCAGATTGAAGGGCAACCCTTACAAGATAACAGCCTTTTATATTTGTTATCCGCCCTTTTTATTCTTTAAATCCTTTTTAGGGAATTGCTCTGTAGCTGTAGATGTTGATTTAACAGCGTTTATAATCTTTGGTTCTTGTAATTTCCCCATATTTTCCCCTAATCGCTCTTTTGCACCAGACAAAACATCATTTAAGTTAATTGTTGCGTGGACATTCTCGACTCGATCCTTCCATGTTTTTGGGTCTTGGTTTTTTAGATAGAATATTTGAGCGGTAACATTGCCGTCTGTCGCCGAAGTAAAAAGAGAATTGGTCACCTGGGCTAACCCTTTCGCTTGCCCCCTTTTTAAAGCATCCTCAAATTCAGCACTACGTTTTCTATTACGGTCTATAGTATCCCAAGAAACGCCCAAAGCACGGGCAATTTGAGTTGTTCCTAAACCTCTCGACGCTAAGTTTTCTACTTGTTCTAAATCTAAATTAATTCGTTTTCTACCTGCTTTTTTGGGTAGTTTTTTATCGTTTTCTGTCAAAAATTGCTCCATTTAGATGATTTTTTTATGCTCCTTAGACCCCTATAATACAACATTCCTCATAAAAACCCTAAGTTTTTTTAGCTAACTACTTGTAATATAAGTAGATTTACGAGACAATGTGTATGTCAACGAAATACTTTAGGAGGTAACAACATGACACAAACAGGTGGCGTAATGAGTGCAATACAAAAACCAAAGAAAGTTACACGGCTACAAAAACATTTCATAGCGGACATTATAAGAACTCTGGACGATGACCTACAGAACTTAGACATCGCATCTATAGAACGCTTAATAATTGTAATGCTCGGCTTTGAAAAGAACTGGCGAGTGTTCCAGGACTATATAACGGGAGAGCTGAACCAATGAAAACGCGATCACACAAAAGCGTAATAGGACAGCTTCGCAAGAAGTACGGACTGAAAGACAATACACCTATTCACAAAGTAGAACAAATAATGAAACCAAAGGATTGGCAAGCGTTCAGCGAAGCGTTGACCTTTCCAAATGGTAAACCAACACAAAGGGAAAAATGATGGACATTCAACTATTACCAATACTAATGTTTATGGCTTTTTGCTTGTATGCAATTGCTTTAATAATCAAGGATAAAAACAAATGATATTTTCTATAAACATTAACGGCTCTATTGTTGACTGGTGCTACACCATTAACAACCAAGAAAAGCAATATCATCAAACTTGGATACCCAAGATCAAAGATATTCAAATCATAACTAAAGAACTAAACGGCTTAACAGTTAGCGAAGTTAAAAAAACAATACTAGAAGATATACAACCAGATATACAAATGGTGAGAGATAACACCAACAAGAAGGCGAGAGCCAGGAGGGAAAACCATGTCTAAAGACGCAGACAGAATAAGAGAACTAATTGAGGTGGAGAGAGATTTAAAATCATCTCCACGGAAAAAAGAAATGGTAGTAACAATCCAACTACAACCGATTGAATTTAATGTATTCATAGGTAATAAACCACCAACGCGTGATGAGGTAGGCAGGGCAATCATTCAACTAATTGAGAATGATAACTACTACTACGAAGAGATAATCAAGCACGTTAAAGATGAAGATTGACCAGGAACAATTAGAAAAAGCGACTGCATTTATTCTGGAAACAAATAAATACATCTACGAGCAAGCGGAGGAACTGGCAAAACAACATCTTGAAGCAGAAGATAACAAGAACTTTAAAGCTAGAATCAAACGCTACGAACCAGAGAGCAAAGAAACGCTTTTACACTTTACTGATGAAGTAACCGCCTGGGCAGAGTGTGAAAAGAATTATCCGCTAATGGATTTCATACATAAATTTTTTAGAATTAAGAAGGGTTATAAAAATGAATTATATTAACGTATAATTAACCAATCACGGAAGCTGGGACGGATAAACCCTCAAACCCCCTAAAGTAAATTATTCGTCTTGGCTTTCTCTCTCCAACATCACACCTAAACCAACCAACAAGAAATGCTTATGCTGAACGCCACGCTTCAGCTTTCTATATACTTTCCTCTCTCCGTCTATCGCACACCAAATAATATTTTTATCCATAAGATTTTGAATACCTTTACTAACGGTGTGTCTGTTCATTCCCACCATTAACGCCAAGTAGCTAACCGCATCATGGCTAGAATAATCTTGAGCCGAATACCTCTCGCACAAGGCATACAATACCAGCTTCTCTCTCGCCTTGATCTCCGAACTACCCAGATGTTTCTTATACCACTTCCACACCACTTGTTTCAGCTTCGAATAACTCTTATATTTCATGGCTACGCCGTAGGTTATCAACCCACTTCTCTCTGGCTCCTCGATTGGCTCGACCACCAACCACCATTTCTGCTCTTTCAACTAACTAACCGCCTTGAGACTAAAATCCCTTTTCGTAAACCATTCATTCATTAACACCATCGAGTCTGGGCAAATCGTATAAACCCTCTCCCTTTTATCCTTCCCTACCTTCTTGCACATATACCCTCTCGCCACAAAATCGTCTAACACCGTTGCTACAGTCGACCGACTCCCCATACTGCTTGGCAATAGTTTCACTATTGCTTCAAAATTAATGCTCTTGCTACTCGCGTCAGCAATAGCAACCTCTAAGACTAAAACATAATGTAACGGGTCTAACCACCAGAAGGCCATGAAACCTTTATCCCTTCTATTCCTGTAAAATTCATCTCTCGCCTCCACCATTCTGCTATTGAACTGTTTCATTGTATGTCACCTCCAAAATTCACCGATTCATGTATGTATTAACCTTATAAATACAAGCCAACTTTATCCTTAAATATTACTGATACTTTTTACCCTGAGAGTTGAGCCGTTAGGCTCAATCTCTCTATTAGTCTAGTCTAGGATATATGGCTACCCGTATAGCCAATCATTGGCTACCCATATATACAATAATTGGCTACCCGTGTATCCAATTACCCTTTCCGATTATCCTTCTTTTTGGTCTCTTTTTTGGTCTTTTTCTTACCAAAAATCCTATCCCAATTATCTTCAAAAGTTTTCTTATCTATTTGTCTTGGTCTCTGGTCGCTTCCTTTACCATTCATTGTTTAATCTCCATGTTTTTTAAAATGTGTGCAATAGTTTCTATAGTCCAACCATTACCCAACATTTTATATCTTTGGGTATTGCTTACATGGTTAGTGTAATTATCTGGAACTGTTTGCAATCTTTCACACTCAACTGGGGTTAGTTTTCGCCAGTAAACATTGTCTTTGGTTAATACATTATCTTTTTGGACTGTAGTAACTGTATTAGTCTTTTCATCTTTTCGCAGCTCCAACATTTGTTTTGTTTTACGAGCAACCGAACCAAACTGATCTTGTCTTACTCCGTCTTTGTAATACTTACCACGAAATGCACCAGCAACTATCTTTGGCTCTCTATGTCCACCACCACAAGTTGTAAGCGTTGGAGACTTACCATCTTCTGAATAAACCCTTTTTATTTGATCGTGTCCTTTTATATCTACTGCTGTTCCAATATGTAGAGGTTTGTCACTTTTCATTACTTTTGGACTATCTGATCTTGCTAATAATGTTGGAGATTTTCCATTTTTACCATAAACACGCCTTTGCCTTTCATTATCTTTTAAAACATCTTTTGGTATGTCGTGTATTTTATTTGGTTTGTCGTGGGTTTCTATGTATTGCTCTTTATTACCAGCAGTAAGTGTTGGGGATTTACCATTCTCACTATAAACTCTTTGCTTGGTTTCATAAACACCATCTCTATACTCAAACTCCATAATTTGTTTATCAAACACATCTGTTTCTATTCCAAGAACTTCTTTTAACTTTAACCAAATATCATCGCTTGGAATCGCAAAACTTCTGTCAGTTCTAAACCAATGCTCAACTTTGGTTATTGGTGTATTAGTTTCTTCTGCTATTTGTTTATTAGTCTTACTAGATTCTTTTTTCATTTCTCGCAAAAGATATTGCAAACTATTTATCTCTACCTCATGCTTTCTTACTTTTACTTGCTCAACATTCATACCTACTTTAATTGGTTTTTGTTGAACCAAAGTCATACAATTGTTACCAGCACCTTTATACATAGTTGCAGTCATACATAAAGATTTTTCATCATTATTTCTGTAGTGTCTTTGGTTTCTTTCTGTGTCTTTAACAGGTTTTTCATTTGTTTGTGTTTCCAATATGTCCCTTAAAACTATACCTCTTTGTTCAGGTTGTTCTATTCCAGGTATATTAGTCCAATAATATCTAACTCTATTCTGTGCTGATACTAACGCTGAATTAATCATAATCGGCTCAACACCCATATATTCAGATATGACATCTAAGTATTCTTTTTTCATTCTTACATTTTCTAATAAAAAATATTTAGGTTTAAGATGTTTTACAGCTCTCCAAAAACAAAAAAACAAAGCACTTCTTGGGTCATCAAAAGCTAATTGTTTGCCAGCAAAACTAAATCCCTGGCACGGACTACCACCCATAATTAAATCGATTTGCGGTAAATCTTCATAATTCATTTTCGTAACATCTCCGATTTGAATTATGTCTGGATAATTAGCTTCACTAACTTTCATAGCATACTTATCTATTTCACTAGCGTAATAATTATCTACTTTAATACCAAGACGATCTAAAGCGATACGTCCACAACTCATGCCGTCAAATAGGCTTAATACATTCATTCTCCTTTCTCCTTAATCCCAATCAAAGGATTTATTATTTTCTAAAATTTCTAAAACTGCACCACGTCTAACTAAAGTTTTGGTCGCATAATCTACGTTTCCAGAATTACTTTTAACTAAACTGGCTTTTACTACTGCCATTCTGTCAACTGGTATGCCTTGCTCCATGCATATCTTCTCGCAAGTATCGTTGTCCGCTAACCACATGGCTATTGCGAAACGAACACTATCAGTAATACTTGATGCTCCTCTTATCTCGGCACGATGCGAAAGTGCATCGTCTGAATCATTAGTAAGGGCAGATTTTGCCAAGTGATGAACTGTAAGAGTCGTAACTCCTAATCTGGCACTTATATTTGCACAATAACTACCCCATAATTGGCCAACTTCATTACTTGAGCTGATATTACCAGTCGTAAATGCTTGTAATGGGTCGAATACAACCAGTTTTAAGTTTGGAATACTCTTTAATTCTTCTACTAACTCTGTTGCTTGCGATGTTACTCCTTCTTCTCTTAATAAAATCATTGGTTCTTTTTGTTCTGGAATAGGAAATACATAAACGTCATACTCGGATTGAAACCGCAAACCTAATGGGTCTAATGATGCAATCCTTCTATGTACTTCGCCTAGATCATCTTCGGCTGCGAAAATTACAGTAGAACCTTTTTGTTTTATATGTTTACCCCACCAATCACCGCCAGTTGAAATACCTAGAGCCAACTGAATCATTGATAAAGATTTACCAACGCCACCAACTGCCGCAATAATTCCAGGTTTGCCAAAAGGAATAAAACTATCTACTAACCATTCTATTGGTTTTGGTTCTTCAACCAAGTTACGAATAGCGTATTGTCTAATATTAAACTTAGACTCTATTAACTCTAACTTAACTTGTTCTAATCCCTTCTCTAAATACAAATCATTGAAGTCACCAATAATAGAAGGCAATCTAGAAACTGCATTAGTAATACTATTAACTACTTCATTGGCACACTTCTCACCAATCCCAGAGGTATCGTTATCAAGTGCAATAATAAACTTTGCACTAGTGATAGAACGCAATCTCGTACACGCAGAGACACAGAAATTTGCAGAGAATACCACCGCGACAGGTATGCCTGTAGCTTCGTATATAGAGGCTCCTGTTGCGTATCCTTCACAAAATATTATCGTTTCTAAACCAGGTAATTCATGTGCTTCACAACCAATAAGGAAAACATTTCCCTTAACTTCACCACCTCCAGCAAACTTTTTGCTTCCGTCTGGCATAATGTATTGAAGTGACTTTATTTCTGAAACTAATGTTCCATTATCATTATTCCTTATGATAGAATACACGCCGATTAATAGGTTTCCATTAATCGTTTTTAACCCATAATTTTTAATCTTTTTATCTGTGAGATATTTATGATCTATAACCTTATTCGCACCAGCAAACTTTTCTTTGACATATACGGCAACTTGCTCATGCTGTATTTTCTTTGCCTCCTCTCTCCTCTTTTGTGCCTCCTCGAGCTTGGATTGTAATATCCTTTTTTGCTCCGCAGACATCTCATTAGGATTATAAGAAGTAAACTTGTTCTCTAGATTAGTACGCCAGTTACCATAAACGCATACAAAGTTTTGATCTAACTGGTTATAAACATAATATCCTGAACGCTCCCCACCTTTATCTGGTCGATGATTTAGTCCAGCACTTACAGGAACTCTAACTAAGTTTCCTGTTGTATCTAAGTAATCAACTAATAAACCATGAGAACGCATCTCATTAATTAAATCAGCATTAGATTTACTTGTATTACTAAAGGCATAGTTGTCATCTATAACAACGCCTTTATCTCCATAAAATTGTGTTAAGTCAGTCATCTGCCTGTGCCTTGGAGTTATTGAGATAACTTGACACAAGCCTTCTTACAAAATCTATCCTATCTTCTTTAGTCCATTCATGCAGAACAAAGGAATTATTTTTTTTAGAAACCTCTAGGTATGTTGACTTACTATCTTTTAGTGCAACAGATAACAGCTCCTCGTTAATCTGTGCGAAATTTTTAATTTGCTCCATTTTTTTACCTTCTCCAATAAATTTAAGATGTTCATAGCAACAAGCAGCTTTAATTTTGCCGTTGCGAATATGAAGTAAGGGAGAAGCCAAGCCGTGACAGTACGAACATAAACTTGGCCTCCGATACTTGAGATCATCATTATTAAAAAGGTAGGTCGTCTTCGTCATCTACATCGCTTGGGAAGATTTCTTCTTTTGGTAATACTTCTTTAGGGTCTACATTTTCTTTGGCAGTTGTAGTTCCATAAGGTTTCCAACCATTACCAAAGTTATCTGCAATCTCTAAATAACCTTTTTCACCAACGACAAGTTCGCCTTCTACTTTTTTACCCAGAAGCTCATCAGTATTTTTCATTGATGCTACTCCCATTGCATTTAGCATTTTAACTAATGACTCTCTGCCTATCTCAACAGGCTTGTCATTGTTATGTGCCATAGTAAAAGCGTGACTTACTTTTATTATTTCGCCTTCAACATCAAAGTGAATCTTCAAAGCCTTCCAACCGTTTCTGCCTTCAATCATTTCTGAACCAGCATATTCAAAGTTGTATCTTCCAGGCTTTACCTTTTCTCCACCGCCAGATGTTTCTCCAGCTTCAAGTTTATCCAAACCAAATTCTGTTAAATCCATGTTGTTACCTCCGTAAAAATTTAACAATTAATATTTAATTACCCAGGGTCGTATTCCTCGTAATCATTTGCTCGACCTATTTCTTCTTCAAGTGCATCAACAACATCTGCTAAGACTCTGTTGGCACCTAACGGGAGAATAAGGTCATCATCTCCGTTTTTTTCCATGCAATCTTCAACCAATATTTTGGCTTTCGTTAAAAAGAATATTAGTTTTTCGTTTTGCGTTGCCATTACTTCGCTATGAGTTTACCAATCTCTGCCCAAGTTTTTTCAGCTCTAACAATAAAGTCATCGCCTTCTTCTACGACTGGTATCTCTTCTGGTAATCCATATCTATTCTTGGCAACCGCAGCTGGTGATTCAGTTGTCACTAACACTCTGCCAGATTGAACAGTTTTACTTGTTAGACCTTTACTACCTTGAACCTTAACAGTTCCTTTTTTGTAGTTCAGAAATAAACACATATCACTAGCCTCTAAGACTAATGCACTTGCAGCCTTATGCATTTTTAATTCATGCCTATCGTATGCTTCGGTGCTTGGATCGTGAAATGCTTTAATCTGGTTATGAGCAATCATAACAACACGCATTTTCTTTTCGCTTCTTAATCTATTAACTAAATCAAGTATCTCTCTCCAATACTTCAACGCTTCTGCATAACCACGGCCATAACCAAAAGATTCAATCGATGGTTGTTTGTGTGCTTCACAAGTCTTTGCGTGAATGAGTGGTTCTAACCAATCTAAACTATCTATAACTAAAGAGTTGTATTCAAGCTCATCTGCATCAACTAAAGATTTAAGATACCCATAAAAAGTATCGTAGTCTCTTGCTAGTGGAAAGTGAGGGATGTCTCTGTTGTTAGTTAAGATTCCCAAACCTTCTTCTGTTTGCAAAACAATAGGATTTTTACTTCCTACAGCAAGTGTTGTTTTACCTAAACCAGAAGGACCATAGATAATTACAATACTTGGTTTTGCTTTTGCTTTCTTTTGTATCGCTGCTAATGACATTAGTTAATCTCCTTAGTGACACCCTCTATCTTCACAGGTTTTTTGTAAGGCGGTAGTTCTGCTTCTAACTTCTCTAAAGTGTTAGCTACATTTTTTCTTACCGACTCCATGTGATGAACAGTTTTAGTTGCAAGCTGATAGGCTTCGTTTAACTGTTGCTCTGCTTGTAAGTCTTTACTGATTTCTTCAACCATAGGTCTAGTTCTATCAGTTAAGTCTCTCTCAAATATCTCTCTTGGGTTTCCGTCTTTATCCGAAAAACTCAATAGAGGTTGCTCTTTCTTTTCATTTACCATTTGTATCCTCCATGGATTTATATGTTTCGCAAACTTCTTTGTGTGAACAGAATTTGCACCAAGTTCCAGCATTAAAGCTAGGCTTATCACCCATTGCTTCATCACAAGCTGGTTTTAGAATATTAAAACCCCAGTCAACTAAGTCGACTGCTTGAATATCCCAAGTTCGTATAGGCCCATCTTTATGAAAGGCTTTTTTGTTTGGTTGTATAATTGTCATTTCTATGACTGTATCTTCGTTACCCCATCTTGATAGGCAACCTAGGGCGTAGCACATTAGCTGTTCGTTCATCACGACATCCACCGCCCATGCACCAGACTTTAAATCGCCAACAACCATTCTATTGCCTTCACCGAGGATAACTGCATCAGCAGTTCCCCAAAGATCATCGTTTATATCTGGAGCATTTACTTTTTCTTCTACAAGTAATTTACCGTTTAGTTCTTCAGTTCTTCTATTAATATATTCAACATAGATTTCTGCCATGTCGATGTCATCTTGCGTGATATCAAAACTAAATCCGTCAACATCTACATTTCTACCAAGATAGTAGTCTGCTAATGTAATGCCATCTAATCTATTTTTAAGTAAGGCTTCTACCATTTCATGGGTAGAAGTACCTCTAGCTGCTGCCATACTACCTTTACGTTCCGCAGCTGCGTTTATCTTTGCACTAGCTGGACATCTAATAATTCTATTGATGCTACTGGGTGACAGTATTGCGTGTGACAAGTCCGTACTCCTCTCTTATCAATGCTGCAAATAGTTCCGTAGAAATATTCATAGCAATATTAAAATCTTCCATTTCAAATAAATTGTTTTTGATAGCGTAAGTGTTTGCAATCATTACACGCCAGTCTGATCTATCAGCTCTGAACCATAGACATGGTAAAAGTCTTACCTTCTTTGCTTGCGTGGTTGTTTGTTCCCAGAAGTTTTTTAAGTCTCCTGGTGTTATGACTTTTCTTCTTTTAACTTCGATTGCAAAACCATCTAAGCCAAGTAGGTCGTGACCACCGCCAAATGTTTGTGAGTAGTTTACTTCTAATTGGATACCTAAGAGTTCTTTGATTTCATCAATGACCTCTCGTTCTCCACGCCTACCCTTGTTTCTAGCGTTGACCAAGTTACTCTCCGACTTGTGATGATTCTTCTAGCTTTTTGATTTCCTCGAACTTGTATCTAACTTGACCGCCTAACTTTACATAAGATGGTCCTTTGCCATGTGAACGCCAGTTCTCTAAAGTTCTTGGAGACATTCCCCATCGCTCAGCAAGTTCGTTTTGATTTAAAAATATTTTTTCTTCCATGTTATTACCTATTACTTCGTGATTGTGATATTCTACTCGATGTAATTTTAATAAAGCAAGTAGCTGAACAAAAATAATAGAAATAATATTGAGATTTAAACTACAGAAAAAAATTACATAAAATTTATCAATAAAATTAAATCATTATTTGGAGGAATAAATGAGTATAGATAATGCAACACCCGAAGAGTGGGATAGAGCCAGAATGAAAGCAACACAAAAACAAATTGGTGGAAGCCATTATAAAGATAAAGGCATACAACCATTGGAGTATGCTTACAGCAATGGATTAACGCCTAACTTAACTAATGTAGTTAAGTATGTGACTAGAGAAAAAGAAGATAGAGTGAAAGACTTACGAAAAGCTATTCACTATATCGAACTTGAATTAGAAATGGTCTATGGTGTTGACCCAGAAGGTAATCCTTTAGATTAATTCATTAACTTTATAGAACCATCATCTATTGCATTACCAACTAAGCTGGCATTTGTAGTAGATGTTTGGTCGTAGATGTGCATATACCTATCCATTGAAGCAAGACTTGTATGACCAAGTAAAGTTCCAACTTCTTTAGTAGACATCTTCCCAGAGTTTATAGCTGTTGAGGCATAAGAGTGTCTGAGGTCATGCATTTGTAAGTCTGGGCAACCACATACCTCTCTTGTTTTATTCCAAATCTTCCTGGCACTTTTAACTTTAACTATAGTGCTATCTTCAGACTTATTAGTTAAGTCATTCAGTTTATAAATAATTTTCATAGCCTGGTCATTTAACCAGATTATTCTTCTTTTATTTGTTTTTAAACCAGTCTTATGATCTAAAACTGGTAACTCTATTCTATTACCTCTCTCATCTTGGACTAGATGTTTCCATTTAGCCTTAGATATTTCATCACCTCTGGCACCAGTAAAGAACTGTAGTCCTATCTTTGATACTGAATATATAAGACTAGGGTCTTCTTCATATCTTCTGGCTAATTCTATAAAGATAGCTTTCTTTTCTTTATCTGTGTAATACCTACTTCTTGCTGGCTCATAGTTTTTGTTTATCTTTTTAGTAGGGTTTTTTTCTAACAGTTCCAACACATCAATAGAATAATAGTAAGCTGCTTTTAAAAATACCAAACATTTATTTGCAACTGTTGGACTTCTTTTAGTTAGTTCCTGGAACCATTGTACTAAATCACTTTTCTTAACTTTTGCTGCAGTAGTTTTACCAAATACAGGTTGTATGTTTTTTATATAAATATTTTCTTTTGTTTGTGTTTCTTGATTTTTATGCTGCAAACTTTTGATGTAGTTCTCCCACATTTTATCGACTGTATATTGATCTGCTTTTTGTTTCTTTTTCTTTTCTTCAAAAGGATCAATACCTTGTGCAACCAAACCTAATATCTTTTGTACTTCTTTTCTTGCAACATTGATTGGCATACTAAGTGAACCAATCTTACGCTCCTTCTTCTCGTTATTAATCCTATAAGATACTGCATAACAAGTTTCTCTGATTTTAAGTTCTGGTATTTTTGTGTCGTTTACAAACCTTGGCATTTTCACCTCCATAAAAATTTCCCCGTTTTTTCCCCGTCAAAGTGCGGAGCAACGAGTATTATAATTACCTATTAAGTAGATTATAAACTGAATTTTGTAAAGAAAACAAGGGTTTTTTGACTATAAAAAGTAACAGAGAGTAGTTAAGAGAAAACCTAGGAAAATGGAAAAAAAATACTTAAAAGGGAATTGCTCTACCAACTGAGCTAAGGGCCCCACCGCAGAAATCAGCCATTTTTTAATGGTTTTGGTCAACTTCAGATAATCTATTTTTTGGTTTTTCCCCGTATGTTCCCCGTTCAATAGATTCCATAGCTTCTTTTAAACTATTAATAGAATTGGTTGATTTCATAATTTCGTCCTTTATCGTTATTTGTGTAGTTTGACAATCACAAAAGGCTCTAAAACATATAGTCTGGTATTCAAGATTTACCATAGCGACAATATCAATTTGATCTTTTTTATAATGTCTTCCTGTGGTGGTAATGCCTTTGCGTAAATCAAAACGCCAGTTCTTTTTTCTATCTTCTATATGTGTGACTGTTTTAACTTGGCATCTATAGAGTTTGTTTTTCCATTCAAAGATTACATCGGCGTGGGATGTATGAGGCATTATTGTAACGGTGTCTGATTCTCTCGCCAGGACTGAGCAGGTTAAGTATTCTCCACTCCTACCTATTCGCTCCGATCTGCGTGTCATGGTATGTCATGTTAGTTTAGTAAGCTATTCAAATAATTTAATCTTGCTTCTTCTTCTGATTCTTCTATTCCAGAAACAACTGGTCTAGCTCCTCTTAATGTTTTTTTAATAGGAAGTTTATTTAGTATATTTTGTGTTTGCCCAAGTTTTAATGCTCCCTCGCCTACCAATCTTGGAGATTGAATGGCTAAACTAGGTATAAGACTTACAGGGTCTACATAACCTAAAGCACCAGCACCAACTTGACCTCCTCCAACAACTCTTTGTATTCCTCTTGGCGTTATCTGATTTAATGATTGACCCGCTAATGCTGGTAATAAATCTGGATCTAAATCCCTTAATAATTCTAATCTTGCTCCATAATTTGTAGAAGCATTATTACGCATTGTTGATTGCAATTTTCTTAAAACAGTTCCAGCAGCGGCTTTGTTATTTAATGATAGTTCTTTCATTATTTCTTTTTCAAATTTAATAGCTTGTTCATAAGCCTTCATTGTGTCTGCATATTTTGGAACCTGTGCAACTATTTCATCGTGAATAGCTTTTCTTACCCTTGTCACGACTACAGATTCTTTGCCTGGTTTCCAAAGTGAATCAACCGCTTGTTTTAGTGCATCAACATTTTCTGCTAAATGTAAATCTGGATTATTTTTCCATTGACTTATTAAACGATTAATTTCATCAAATTTTTTCTGTAAATCTGCACCACCTTTTAGTACAGGGCCTTGTCTTGTTTTAATTGTAAAATCACTTAGTACATCTTTATATGCTTTTTCAATACCATTAAAATCAATTTTTGTTTTAGCAGCTGCTACTGCATCCATACCGCTTTGATAATTTTTTGTTTTAGTTTTTTTAGTTTCATTTAATGCTTCAAAGGCTTTTGAAACAACATCATCTGCTGAAGCATTACCCCTCATGTTGTCTATTAAAACTCTTTGAGCATCGCCACCAGATTTTCCAGCACTAACCGCACCTTTAATAGCATCTCCTCCAGCACCAGTTGTCATTCCAAGAACATCTGCTAAAACATTACCAGTTTTATTTACAGCTAAACTAGCTCCTTTTGTTATTGGGGTTACAGGGTCTATAACTTGACCAACTTTATTAATTGCACTTGTTGTTTTTCCTGCAAGACCTGGAACTTTGGCTGCAAGGGTAGAACCTCCTGTAAACAAGATAGAGGCATCGCCAGCAAAACCAACTGGATCATTAGCGAATGTTTGTTTGGCTTTTTCTAAACTACCATATCTATTAGCAAAATATTTACCGACAGCTCTTGCAAGTTCTTCATTAGGCTGCTCTCCTGGTGTAAATAATTGATAAACACCAAGTCCTAAATCTTTTAATGATTTTGCTGTTTCTATAGGATTTAATATTGGAGTAACTAAATCTTTACCAAACTGTAATGCACTTTGTGGTGTATTTATGAGAGCTTGTGAAAAAATTCCTCTTTCATTATTAGGTGCAGTAACAACAACCTCTTCAATTTGTTTTTGTTCTTCAGCTTGTTGTTTTTTTAACTCTTCTAATAAAGACATTATTTTTCTCTTTTTTCTAAAAATCTAATAACAGCATTTTTTGTTGCTTCATCGCCATTATTATAAATAGCTTTTAATTCTGCATCAGTTTTATTAGAAAAATCACTTGTTACCATTGAATCAAAAATTGAATCAAAAGTTAATGCTTTTTGCTCATAACCTTCTAAAGTTTTATTTTTCTTGTAATGTGCAATCATAGCTTCTTTGCTAGAAGCGGCACCTTCAATAGTTTTTAATAATCTTTGTAATCTTTTAATGTTTTCAGCTTCAGGTAATCTTTGGTCAAATGCAGCTGCTACCAATCTATCTCCCTCTTTCTCTGTAAATTGTGCGCCTAATTTTTCTCTTAAAGATTGAAAAACAATATCTCTTATATCGCCAATAAACGATAAAGCTGCTGGATTAGCAATGGATTGTGCAAACTCTGGTGTATTACCAACAACAGGACCAGATACATTTAATTCTCCACCTTCTAAAATTCTTATTTTATCTTTTAAATTATTTATATTTGCTTCAACTTGAGCCTGTCCACCGCTTAGATATTCTATAGCATCATTAGCAAATGCTTCATCCATTTTCATTTGTAAAGGAGGTACAACAACTCCTCCTTGTTGTCCTTTTTTCTTAGCTGATTCAAGTCCCTCAACAGATTCTTCGTCTAATCTTTTAAGTTGTAAATAAACTTTTTTATCTTCAGGACTTAATGATTGATAATAATTATAATTATCAATATCTGCTGTGCTACTTCTTCCGCTAGGTGCAGAAAAACCAAACAACTCATTCATTTCAATCATGCCTACTTTATCAGGATTGTTTGCTTTAAAGGCATCTTGTTGTTTTTTTAACTCTGCTTTTGCTTTAGCTTCTTGTTGCTCTAATTGTCTTTGTTTCATTCTATTAGAATACAAAGCTACACCTTGAGAGTTGCCAGACTTTTGAGCATTAACCATATTAAATGTATCTGCTAGATTTTTTAGCTTCATTATTTGTTCAGCTTTTTTCTTTTCCTTTTCTTCTTCTTCTGTTGAAGAGGGAAGGTTCATAAGGTTTATTTGCTCATTGGTTTTATTTATATCTGCAAACAAACTATTAGTTCCAAAAGGATCGAAATTATTTTTGTTAAAAATTGACATTATTTATCTCCTTATTAAAACATATCTGAGAGGGTACTATAAATATCCAATCCAGACCCAATCCTGCCCGCAGTACCTTGTTCAGTAGTAGTTGTTTTTCCAGGATTCATTCCAAAGACAGAACTTGATAATAGACCAAGTTGTTGTGGACCGTAACCAATAGCTCGTAAGAATTCGTTGTAACCAGCATCCATTCCAGCTTGTTGTAGTCCTTGCTGTTGTCTGCCTATGCCAGATAATAAACCAAGACTTCTGTATTGATCGCTTAATTGATTATTTAATAAACCAGCTTGGAACTGTCTGTTTCTCATATCTAATTCTGGTTGCATAAATGCAGCTCTATTAGCAGCATCAAACATTCCCATGTTCATTTGATTGTCAAACTGTCCTTGTTGTAAACCAAATCTATTTAAAGCATCTTGGTTAGCACCAAATCTTGACGCATCTAATTGTGCTTGTTGAGAACCTGCTCTGTTATAAGCATCCATACCAGCTAATCCAGCTTGTTGATTTAGTCTTGCTTGATTAAGTGATACGTCACCAAGTAAACCCTGTCTTGCTAAACCAGCTTGTTGACCAAAGTTTGCGTTTTGCATAGCAATAGCTCTGTCTGCATCAGACATAAATCTATCTGCCTCAAACTGTCTTCCTATATCTTGTCCAGCTAAACCTGTAGCCCTATCAAAACCTTGTGCTCTTAAATTACCAGCTGTTTTTGCTGCTTGTTCTGCAAAGTTTCTGTTTGTTTCTGATTCTAATAAGGCTGAACGTGAACCACCAAATGCACCTCTTCCGATTGCTGCATCTTGGTCGCTTTGTATTTGTAATTGTCTTGCTCTGTTTAAGTCACCTAAAGTGTTATCAATAACTTGTGATTGAAAAGGATTTTGATACGCACCTAAATTTGTATCTAATAATGATGTTGGTGTTACATCTCTTACATCACCACGATTAACTGAAGCACCGCTATATAAGTCTACTGGAGAAATATCAGCACCACCAAATCTTTCTACAGGTCTAACTGTAGATGCTTGTTGCATTGCAGCTGGACCTAATTGAGTTGGTGAAAATGGATTTGTTTGTGTTGGTTGAGGTCCTCTTCTAACTGGTCCACCGATTTTTAATGAAGGTGGAGGGTTATTGCCTTGTAATCTAGCATCTGGTCTTCCACCGTTTGGTCCACCGATTGAAAAAGGAATAGGTTTTTGCTTTAGATCTCCCATCAAACCTTGATTAGAAGGCATAACAGGTCCACCGCCTCCAATACCACCGATTGATGGAGGTGGAGTTGGTCTACCGCCACTGCCAGTAATAGGCATAGGTGCTGGTTGGAAGATTGGGGAAGGTTGTTGTGGTTGATTATAACCAAATGGTAAATTGACACTTGGTGCAGACATATTAGCTAGATTGTTTAATTGGTTTCTAGGATCAAAACCCATAGATTGATTAAACATTCCTCTTGTTGCATCAAAGCCTGTAAGTTGGTCTGGGTTAAATCCAGCTACTCTTGCACCTGTGTATGGTACAAAAGGTTGATTAGCTACAGACTTAGCTCTGTTGTATAAATCATCATAACGAGCCTGTGTCGCTGGATCAGTATTTGATACAGTTGTGTCTCCGCCACCACTACTACCAAATAAACCCCCGACTGCTGGTATTATTGTTTCCCATCCCATAATTATAATTCCTTCTTGACTATATATTCTTGTTCAAAACCAAGATGTTTAAGTTTTCTTATCCAACCTTTACGACCACCGCCATAAAGATATTTACATTCACAATTTTTTGCAAATTCTTCGATGCTTGGAAACATCTCTTCTAGTTCTTCGTAGTTTCCACCACACAAAAATAAATTTAATACTCTGTATTTAGGAAACTCACCAAAGCTAGATATGTAAAAAGCATCTTTTCCAGGCCATATATGAAATATTCCTTGGCCTATTTTTTCTTTAATATCACCTAGATTATACCTATCTTGGTGCTTTAATGCACTAATAATATGATGCTCTAACCTGTCAAACTCTACTTCCCAGTCTTCTTTAGACTGTTGCGGAGGTGGAGAGTGTTCCGTTGTCTGCGACACTAACTTTATATTTCGTTCCATTTGGACTAACCAATACTAACTCGGTGGCATCACCACCATTTATTTGTATTCTTTCACCTTTGTTGAAAGTCATACCCGTTTGATATTCTATCTCTGATATTAAATAGTTAAGATAGTTCTTATCGTAATCTTCACCTGGTCGTGTCAGCGTTCTTCTTGCCACTATCTACGACCTCTGTTTCTTAAATCTAATCGTATATTACCAACCTGAAACATCTGGTCGGTATCGCCAGTTACTTTCATACGAACTTGTCTAGCTGTAAATCTAGCATCGGTGTAACCATCACTATTAAAAGTAAAGTTACCAAAATCTGTTTCTGCTCCTAGGGGTGTAAATTTTCCTGTAAAACTTATAACAACACCTGGTAGTGTGTTTGCTTCTTCATCAGGTAATATTTGGTTACATTGCACATAGTTATCACCGTTACCTATTTCAATAGGTCCTGATTGTGCGTATGGTACGGCTGTGCCTAAATTCTCAGAATTACTTAATGTTGTGCTATCGTGCTGATAAACATTACCAAGGGAATCACAAGCTATCGGATAATCAAAAACACCTTGGTCTATCCAACATCCTCTATCCATTTCACCGATTGACCAAACATTATCAACATAGTTCCAGATGACATATTTATTTGGATTTTTTTGTGCATCGCCAACTGGGTAGAACCACCATATCTCATTAAAGTTAGAGTTATGGCCACCACAAGCAATACGTCTATATTGATATTTTATATTATCAAAAATATGGTCATGCACATCACATTTAATTTCTTTAACTGATCCATCAAAAACAAAGAAAGAGTTTTCACCCATCCATGCTAAAAAGTTACCAGAAGTTACAACTGTTCTTGGTGATGCTGTTTTACAGTTAGTACCAGCATCTTGAATACCGTATATAAAAGGAGAACCAGTATAGTAAAGTCTTGCGA